CGGGGTATGGCGTAGCTTGGTAGCGCGCACGGCTGGGGGCCGTGAGGTCGCAGGTTCAAATCCTGTTGCCCCGATTTAAAAAGTCTTGATTTTCAAGACTTTTTGTTTTTCGTGTTGCATTTCGTGTTGCATAAATCATTGAAGTGATTGTTAGCAATGTCTGAATATTCTTTTGCTTTATCTGAAAGGGCATGCCTGTATACAGCCTTTAGAACCCCATCATTACTCCAGCCACCACGTTGCATAATATAAGCGTCAGGAACGCCAAGGGCGTGTTGGATAGAAGCGGAGTAATGCCGCAGATCATGAAAGCGGAAATGCGGCAAACCTGCACCTTTCAGGCAATGTTCAAACCGTTTGGTTATAACATCTGGATTAAGGTCCACGATTCTGCCATGAATTCCCTTCCATTTTTTAACAACGAAATCAGGAAAGTCAATAAATCTATCGCCGGCATAGGACTTGGGAGTTTTGATGATCCATTCCAGATCCTGGTTTAGAACCATGTTCTTGTTTACATGAACGATACTTCCAGAGATATCATCCGATTCCAATGCACAGATTTCTCCACGACGCATGGGACCGAATGCAGCGAGAAGGATAGGAAGCTCCATCTCAGTTCCTTTAACAAAGTCAAGGAGCTGCTTTATTTCATTATCAGTAGGAATATATAGATCAACCCGCTTCTTCTTCGGAAGGGCTGTATTTAGTGCAAATTCTGGACGGTATGCTTTGAAAGTTGCCGATATAAGCCCATGAATATTCCTCACTGTTTTCGGTGAATGGGTAAGAGATTCATAATTTATTGCCTTCTGCACATCATCCTGCGTGATCAGGTCTATTTTCTTCTTCATTAAATCTTTACAATATCTTTTACGCATCTTTCTGTATTCAGATATGGTCCTTGGTGACAATACATTTTCTCTGGAATTAATATAGTTATCCATTGCATCTCCGAAGTCTATTGATTGTATACCCGAAAACTGTTCTTTATCCGCCGCCCATGCAGCGGCTTCTGCCTCACACTTTCGTTTCCCTCTTGCAGAAGGATCATCACAAGTGAAAGACTTATAGATCCGTTTCTTCTTCACGGTTCCGTCAGGCTGGATCTGTTCCTCAAAATGAGAGAACACCTGACATCTCCATGACCCAGATGGAAGTTTTTTTGCAGTTGCCATAGTATCTCCTCCTTAAAAATGGGTATAAAAATAACAGCCACACAAACGTTCGGCTTGTGTAACTGCTCCGAAGATGATACAATATCTTTGCTAAAGTACTGGATCTCTTCGGAGATTCTCGAACCGTCCCTGTTACCAGCAGGGGCGGTTTATTTTTATATTTTTTTCAAATCTTTGCGCGGACCTTTTTCAAGAAAAATTTCATACGATTCCGGCATTTCATAATTCCCCCAGAGTGTATATAAAACTTCTTTAGGAGAGACAGGATCAGAATATCTTTGAACAACTTCTACTATTTGCTCTGAGAAGTTACGCAAATCAATTATGTCTGAAATCGGTATACGGATTTCATTTTTGTTTCTATCTGGCAAAATCAGTACCTTTTGTGCACCGGATAATGACAGACGGCAGATCCATTTTCTTACATTTCGTTCATACAGAACAGCAGTATAAGATCCTGTGTGTTTAAGACTGATCTTGCTCACATCAACTGTATTCTTTAAAATATTTTTTATTTCTGACAAAATATCCCAGTGTTCCTCTGTCTGTATATCAGAGACGACAGCTGTTGGACTTATGACAGTAGTATTAAGAGCTACCTGAATTTTATCAGTCAAAAGTTCATTTATATAATCGTTTAATGCCTTTTCAACGATAGGGCGAAACTTTTCTATTACAGACTGTGTCTTTGCTCCTTTATAAACTGGCTGAAGAAGTAACTTAACAAAATCATCAGTTGGACTTTCAAATTGATTTTTAATATAGTTCTTGAATAAACTATTGTATTTTAATAAAGACGCAGAATCCATAATTTCGGATATATTGAGATTTCGCTTTTTAAATTTACTCAATTGAGTAATTTCATTATCTTTGAGATTAAGAAGATTTATACTCAAAAAAGGATCTTTATCCATCTTGTTTGTTTCATCTAAGTCCGTATAGAATTTATACTCTACGCCATTTGTAAGAACTGCAAATTTAGCAGAAGTTGAAACAAAATAACGGAATAACTGGGAACTGTGACTGTCTAATTTTTTATTCACAGATTTGGCTTCTACGAGAATGACGGGTTCATTATCCATTAGAATTGCATAATCGACCTTTTCACCCTTTTTGATTCCAATGTCAGCAGTATATTCTGGGCAAAATTCCAAGGGATTGAATACATCATATCCAAGAAGCTGAAAAAACGGAACAATTAAAGACATTTTAGTCGCTTCTTCTGTCTGGAGAGTATCTTTGATAGTTTCCAGACGTTCTGTATATTTTTTTAATTCATCTTTGAACTCCATAGGAAAGTCCTCCTTCCATCCGAATCTACATTTAATCAGAAATAGATTACTGATTGTGTGTGATTACGTCTAATATGGAGAGTATTCTGTGAGCTTCTTCAAAAGCGGTTTTATACTCTTTACTATTTGTCTTTGTTGGCTTGGTAATCAGCGGAATCAAGATGCAGGGCGTATCAAAATTATTCAGAGTAACCTTAATATAGAGCGAATCTACACGCTTTTTCTGAACACGTTTTCCCGTAATGGCACCTGCAACAGCTCCAACGCCTCCGAATACAGCCCCTCCAACCAATGCCTGACCAACACCACCACTTGTGACAATCGCATCATCTTCAAGCAGATCGTAGCTTACAAGATCAGAAAATGGATGCCATTTATTCATATCAGCTTTGTTTTTCCCACTGGTAATCATTTTTTCTGCCGCGAGAGACATTCCCATTGTACTTAGTGCCATAAGCCCTTTGAAAGACTTTCCGATAATTCCGGACTTTTTACTTGCAGGTATAATTCCGTGAACTTGAAAAGTGTGGTCTGTCTGGTTAATTTTTACTGCTTCCATAAAACTCCTTCTTTCTTGGATTATTTTTTTAACCTTAATTCAATCAGTTTCTGATGATACCCCGTCATTCGAGATATCTGTTCAATAGTAAAATCTCTATATTCTTCCAAAAGTGAATCTGGTAATAATAGCTCCATGGCGAACCTATTAGCTTCAATTTCTTTTTTAGAGTTCAATAGGAGTGTTCTATTTCTGATAAAATAACAATTTTCCTTCCGGTGCAGGATAGCATGTCCGAGTTCATGAGCCATGACCAGACGCTGTTCGTACTCTGGAAGATTTTCATTAATGAATATGTAGCGGTGATTCTTCAGGAACATATAGCATCCCTCAAACTGCAGATTACAGATTTGGTACAAGATACCAAGTTGATCAGCAATATCAAAAGGGTCTGCGGTTCCTGTTTTTCTTTTGTAGTAAGAAACAATCTTCTTAATATCACGATACAAGTGACTCACCTACTTTTTGTATTTCTTTGGTGTGTATTTTTCTTTATTGATAAGTTTTAATCTTTTTAGAGCGATTTCCAGTTCATCTCGAAAAAGTTCTGCTGCTTCTGGGCTGATTTCCTCACCATTATAACTGGCAGGACCATCTTCACCAGAGGTAAGTTTTTCCATGATGTTGTCTAAATCTTTTGCAATGTCTTTTTCGTCTTTTTGAGTTAGATACTGTTCTCTTCCTAAAAGATAATCCATTGAAACCTGAAAGTAATCAGCTATTTTTTGCAATTTTTCTGTATTGGGCGATGAACTACGCCAACGGCTTATGGTACCGTTTCCTAATCCAAGTTCCTGCTCTAATTGAGGAAGACTTAAATCTCTTTGCCGAGCTAAAGCTCTAATTTTTTCTACTAGCGTCAATATGATTAAACTCCTTTCCTGGACATGAAAAAAATCATGTAAAGCTATTGACAACTAGAAAATAATCATGTAATATATGCTTGTAACAAAGAAACACATGAAAAATATCTACTAATAAAAATTCTGCAAAATTTTTATTAACGGGCTACATGAATATTTTCTGCTATCACTATGCCTATATAATAGAATATTTTCATGTAAAAGTCAATACAATTATGAAAAAAATCATGTATAGGAGGTAAGAAAAGAGTGATTTATGAAAGAATAAAATCTCTTTGTGAACAAAACAAAATTTCCATCTACCGAGTTGAAAAAGATTTAGGATTTTCTGCCAGTTCAATTGTGAAATGGAAAACAGCAGTTCCGGCAGCAGACAAGCTAAAGGCAGTTGCTGATTATTTCAATCTTCCAATGGAGTATTTCCTATCAGATCAGAAAGAATCAGCATAGGAGGTGAGAGAGGTGAAAATGACTATAGTAATTGGAATGCTGTCGTTGATGGGGATTGGCCTTATATGGGCAATAAAAAACATAGTGTGGCCAGCCATTAAGGCTGACCTTGTAGCCAATTTAATAATGCCGGTAGCCACAGCTCTTTTAACAAGTTTGTTGCTATACTTGTTAGAAATGCAACGATGATAGGGGTTAGGTAACGGTAAAAACGTTGCTTTCGTAAATAAACAAAATAGCGTCGTCCCCTATCGGAGAGAGAGTAAGTTCCGGCTGAGAGATAATTTCCCTCGGAATCGCGTTGGGGAAGATAGTTTTCAGAAATAAGACCATATTCTCTCAATTTATTAAGCTTTGAAGAAAAAACGTCACCTTTTCGGCATTTCTTGAATCTTAGAGAAAACAAAATACATTTTTCTTTGAACAAAATATTTAAGGATGCGAAATCAGGGTATGTAGGCTGAAACATAAAATCGACTCCTTTCTTTTAATAAGTGATATGTAAGCACCTGTATTACAAGAATAGGAGAACAACAAAGAAAAGTCAATGGGGATCCCCAGAAAAGGAGGTGAGACAAACAATGCCAAAAGTAAAATTAAACCGCGATGCTCCGCTTAACGAAGCCACAAAAAGATTTTATCACTTTTTCAGAGCCGGGAAGAGCAAAGCCCAGATCTGTAAATTAATGGGATACAGTGATGCGACAGATTGTAACAGACTCAAAGCCCCGGAGTTCTTTACCCTCCGGGAGCTGAGAATCCTTTACAAAGAAGCACAGTTACCCGATGAAGAATTTATGAAGATGATCCGAGAGGAGAAATAAATGAAACAGTACGTAATCATAGCTCTCTGCATCCTTGCAGGGAAGTACGTAGATATTCCGATCTGGTTAAACGTTTGCTTGGGGATGGCAGCATTCTGGGCGGTAAGCCAGATAAATAGAGAATGGGAGTAGAAATGACAGAAGAAGAAAGAAAAAAGGAAGTAGAACGGATTTCCAGAAAAACTCAGAAGTCCGTAAAAACTCCCTCAAACGAACAGAGAATCATCCGCATTGTTCGATTTAAAGCCGGAAACCTTGCAAGTTACATAGGTACTCTGGAAGAAGCAACCAGAAAAGCAAAAGAAATGGAATGCCTGTATGGACCGATCGAACACATTGAATAAAAAAGAAATCCCTCAGAGCAACAGCCCCGAAGGATTCCAGATAATAATAGTTTATCACTCTTTCATTATAAGGGAAGAACGGAGGAAAAGCAATGTTTAAACAGAAATTAAAAGAGATTTTAGAGCTTGTACTCGAAGCTGCAGATAAAACAGATGCAGAGTTGGCTTACCATTACAGTCGTAGCAATATTCCAGAAAGCTTAATGGTTATCATAAACGAAGAAGTACTTACTGTTTCAGATAATGAAATCATGGAAGAAAGCATGGACGAGATCAGAGAAGCATTATTGAAACTGATTAAATAAAAAAGACTCATGTAATGCGAATACATGAGTCAGGGTGACTTTCTGCCACTTGAATAATAAACCTATAAAAAATATAACATCCAGGTGTCAGAAAGTCAAGATTTAAGCAGGAGAAAACCTGCTATATTTTTAACTCTTTTTCAGGGGGGGGCGGAAAGCCTCTTAGAAACTCGATTAGAAGTATTAGACTTACGACCTGAGGTGAGACATGAAGTGTGGATACATAAGGGATACATGGGATTGCGGAGAGACCATGGAGATAGAGGAAAAGCATACCGGGAGGTATGGAGCCAGGGGACAGAAGAGACAGGAAAAGAAAAAGGCAACCCCCGAAGATATAGAGAAAAGAAACCAGTGGAAAAAGGAAAGAGACCTCCGCCGATTGATCAAATGGAATTTCTCACCAGGGGATTACTGGTACACCCTGACATTCAGAAAAGATGAAAGACCGGAATGGGAAGAGATGATGAAGATCATGGCAGACTTCATACGGAAACTCCGGAGGGAATACAAAAAAAGAGGATGGGAACTGAAATACATCTATCGTCCCCAGATCGGAGAAAGAGGAGCTGTTCACATACATTTTCTGGTAAATGCAGAATCTTCAGATAAAGATAATCGCACCGACAAAATGATTGCAGGATTGTGGAAGTATGGGAAAGCATACTCAGAAATCGTATACGAAGTCAATGACGGAAAACTTGCAAACTATATAGCAACACCTAAAAAGGAGTGGGAACCGGAAAAAGCAAAGGATTACCACCCATCCAGAAACCTGATCAGAAAAGATCCAAAGAGAAAAGAAGTCAAACGCCGGAGCCTGGTGGACAAGCAGGGACAACTGATCTATCCTGCAGTACCAAAAGGATATTACATAGACAAAGATTCTGTACGGATGGGAATCAACCCGATTACCGGTTACGCATACCGTCATTACACACTTGTAAAGATAGACAGGAGGATTTAAAGATGGGAGAACCCAGGATGGCAAGAGTAGATGTTTCCATTCTTGTCAGAGAAAAAGGTGCAAAAGTAAAGAAAGGTAAATACCTGTACATAATTGCCAGCAAGGATTTCCCTAAAGGCCCTGGGAATCCTATCAGCGGATCAGCGTATGTAGAAAACACAACAGTAAACCGAATGGCTCTGCAATGCCTGGTGGATGCCTTGCAGAGAATACATAGACCATCCATGGTCACAATCCACACAACCAGTGGGTACCTTCAGAACGGATACCGCAGCCTTCCGGAATGGAAAGGAAACGGATGGACCAGAAAAGACAAGAAGGAATTACGCAATGCAGACCTCTGGCAGCAGGCAGACAAGCTGTTAAGTAACCATGCAGTGCGATTCAAAATGCAAATATGAAAACGTGAGAGGAGAACATAATGTTTGAGAAATTTGGAGAAATGAGTTCATACACAGAAATCAATGAACTGGCAGCCAACCTCCTGCAGGAAGGAGACATTGACAGCTTAAAAGAACTGGCAAAAGAAAATGGCATTCCAGATGACTATGTAGAAATGTATCTGGAAGAAATGATCCCAGCTCTCTGTGATGCCACATCTGCCGCTATTGGCAAGATCGACATGGAGTGTGCAGAGTTAAAACCCAAGGAACTTATGCTGGACTGGGTGGAATATATCAAAGGACTCTGCATGGAAAATGAAATGATCGCCCATCAGGTGCGAAAGAAAGGAAAGACTCTTAAAGGGTGCATAGCAGTCCTACTGTCATATTCTTTTAAAAACCAGATCAAAGTAGACAATTCGATCGTAAAGGCAGCAGGGATAAATGCAAGTAAAGTAACCTTCGGTGTTCCTGGCATGGCAAACGCGAAGAAGCTGATCAGAGACTATTATCTGGGAGACAACAGGAAATGAAAAAGAAAGCGATTGAGAGGATTCCCTTCAAGGGCAGCAGGAGAAAAAAAGAAAGGTACTCAAATATAGTTAGTGTATTTACCCAGGAAATCGAGAATTCCCCGCACCTGTTTATAGAAATTTACAAGAATAAGCGTAATGAACGGGAAATTCCGTGGATAAGAATGGTATTTACTGCCACAGACTGGGGCTTATATTATCCGGAAAAAGGAACATGGTCCAGTGCAGGCTTGGAGGAGATAAACAGACAGCTGGGACATTGCAAAAAGGACATAGAGGCGAAGAATTTTATTCAGAATAGAGATGTGGACACAATCTGGGATTTTTGCCGGGGAAGATATGGGCTCAAAACGAGAGAGTACGATGCCTGGACAGGCGCACTGGAAAATCTGATCGGGCGCATTAAAAATGAACGCTGGCACAAAAGAAACAATAACAGACACATACGCCTTCAGGAACGGCAGCAGAATACCCCCGCTCTTCCGGAAGATCTGGAAAAATGGGCGGATAGAACCTTGTTTAAGAAAGAACACTTTATGTATTATAAACGGCACAGAAGATATGTAGATATTGCTTGCTCTGCCTGCGGACATGTTACTACGACAGCGACAAAACCGACAGAAGGATTTGAAAGCCAATTTGAAAAGATTATACCGGTACCGCGTGCCAACACCACAGGATACTGCCCGTATTGCAATACAAAAGGAACATATAAAACAAGCGGGACTGTAAAAGGTCCATATATGCTCAATTCAAAGTGCTTTGTGGCACAACCCTACAAAGAGACAGGCGTCGTAGTCAGATATATAAATGTGGACAAGATATACTCCTTAGATTTAGCACTGGAAGGAATCTGTGAAATCATGACAGGGGCGAAAGAAAGAATTTCCATTACGGAACTTACAAGAACGTACTTTGAAAAGGGAAAAAGACCGCAGACAGATTACCACAAATATTCAGCTATAAGCGGTGAGTTCTGGGATGACTGCAATCTGGATGGCTACCGCAACATAAGAATCGAACCAGCGAAAATATATGAAAAAAGCTTCGAGATGCTAAAAGATACGTTCCTTCAGTACTCCGGAGCGAAAGAATATGTCAATTATAAAACATCCTGCAATTTAGAACAATACCTCACACGATATATGCAATATCCACAGATGGAGATGCTTTCAAAGATGGGATTATACAGGATTGTGGAATTCATGACAAAATGTGAACTTGGAATCATAGCGGACCGAGCAGCGGCCAGACCTGAAGATTTTCTGGGAATACGAAAAGAACGCCTGAAAGATTTAATCACCGTTCAAGGCGATATAGCATATTTAAAAGTGTGGCAATTTGAAAGGCGAAATTCACTGAGATTAACGGAACAGGAGAGCGTATTCATCAGAGAGTACACGAGCGCTACAACAGACATTACGGAAATCCTGGATTATACAACAGTCACAAAATTAATGCATAAGATAGAAAACTATTCAGGTGTAAGTATACCAAAGACTCTGGAAGGTGAACTATGCGGCAGGGCAGCAGATGTCTTCCGAACCACGGCGCAGCTCTATGCAGACTATATACATATGAGATTACAGAGGGGATATGATTTGCACAATCAGATATTCCTGTTCCCAAGAAACCTACAACAGGCACACGACCAGATGGTACTGGAAACACGTACGGAAGAACAGAAAAAAAGGGAGAGGGAAGTGGCAGAAAGATATCCGGACATTCGCAAAAACTACAGAAAACTCAGAAATACGTATTTTTACGAAGATGAAACATTCCTGATCCGTCCTGCCAGATCTGCAGAAGAGATTGTAACAGAAGGAAGGTTCCTACACCATTGCGTGGGTGGAAACAACTATCTGGAGAAACATAACACAGGTAAAACAACCATTCTCTTCCTACGGACAAAACAGAACCCGGAAACTCCGTATATCACAGTTGAGATACAGGGAACGAATATCCTGCAATGGTACGGCATCAGGGACACAAAACCTGATAAAAAAAGAATCGAAAGCTGGCTAGAAAAATACACCCGGTTTTTATTCTTGGAAAAAGAACAGAGGATAAGAGCCAACATAGCATAAGGAGGATACCATGGAATATATGCAGTTAAGTATGGATGATTACATCCAGAGTAAGAATGAAATCAAACAGGAATTGGGTGGAATCGTAAAGAGTTTCGTGCGGATCGGCTGGCAGCTGACCAGAATCAATAAGTCAGAAGCATACAAACATGATGGTTACAGCACTATAGCGGAATTTGCCAAAGCAGAATATGGCATGAATCCATCAGGAGTCAGCCGCTTTATGAATGTCTATGAAAGATATTCCCTTCCTGGAGATACACCGGAACTTCAGGAACAGTATAAGGACTTCAAATTCGCCCAGCTGACAGAGATGCTCCAGCTTCCGGAAGAAGACAGACAGATCTTCCGTGCGGAAGACAAGAGAGAAGACATTCGAGAGCTGAAGGATTTCAACAAGGAGAATGAAAACAATCCAATGAACCTGCTTGACTGGAAGTCAGCTCAGAGTGCGGAAGATAAGCTAAAAGCCACCATTCAGGAGTTCTTCCATGAAAAACAGGGAGTTCTTAACACACTCTATAGCAGCGAAGCTTATCAGACAGGAAACATCAAAGAAATGAGCCAGATCATAAACCCTGGTGACAGCATGAGCTATCGAAAAGGAACAGTGTTCCTGATGTTCCACCAGGAAGACATCACAGTGAAGATCTTCAATGGCGAAATGAAAAATATCACATGGGAACAGTTTTTTACTTATACACAGGAGATATTCGCAGAAGCGGCAGCAGGAAGTCATACATACGAAAATTACTTCGGAATCACAGAAGAGGTGTCAGCAGAGCCGGAGAAAGAAGAAATATCTCCAACAACCGAACAGAGTATTCGCCCAGAACCGAAAATTGCGCCGGCGCAACCAGAACCGACCAAAGAACCAGTGGAAAAAGTGGATAACTCTGTGGATAAATGTCAAAAAACAGCAGTTGAAGAAAAAGAAGAACCGCGCACGGAAAGTACAGTACTGAAACCAGATTTTCAGACATCAGAACCTAAGCCGAAAAATACGGGAAAAAGTCAAGAAACACCACTTTCAGAGCCGGAACCACAGATTCCCGGACAGGACAACATCCAGAATCATCCGGAATATATGCCAGAACCAGTAACCGAACAGGATGTTCGCCCGGAACCAGAAATTGCGCCGGCGCAATCAGAACCGCAGGAAGAAGGACTGATAACCAGAAAAGCTTACATAGATTCCTTAACAGCATATGGTACCGCTGAGTATCTTGCGAAAGCAATGAGATCATTTGCGAACAAAACCTATAACATGCTTCTGGCTCCTGCTTTTTGGGAAAGATGGCTGAATGAAAAAGTAGACCATAACGGAAGACCGTGGGAAAACTAAGGGTGCTTTCAAAATTCACATAGATTCATTTCCTTCCTGCGTGAGCCTGTCAGATCGCAGGAAAGGGAAAGGAGACAAAGATGGAGAAAAACTGTAAAACCTGTATCGATAATGATAACGGATTCTGTGACCAGAGAGAAATCCTCGTAGAGGACGAAGATCCTTGCGATAAATGCAGTGAATATGGTGGTGATTACTACAGAGACGAAAATGGGGAAAACATTTGTAGATGTCTTGAATGTCCTGATGGTCCGTACCAAGACCAGGAGAATGATACCAGAAAGGAGAACCATGAACCTCAGACAGAAAAAGAAGTTATTCAATAAAAAAGTCGGCTGGAATCCACCGGAAGGGATGCATTACAGTGATAGACGCTACCATGATTTCATCGGAAAGCCCTGGGGAGGACTGGCAGAACTGAAGAAACAGGAAACCATCAGAGCGGTAGAAGACTTTAACAGTAACATCCAGGATAGAAATATTCAGATCAGAGCATCACGGAGGTACAACAGATGAATCAGGAAGGATTACTGTTCCCAAAAGGAATCATCAAAAAGAAACGAAAAAAACATCACAAAAGCATCATAGACAGAGACACAAAAGGACAGTGCTTCATATGTGGCAAAACCGGTTATACAGAACGCCATCACATTTACGGCAGAGCAAACCGCAAATACTCTGAACAATACGGCTTGACTGTATACCTTTGCCCGGAATGCCATCGGGAATCCGACATATCTGCACATAAAAACAAAGAGGTCCGATACACCTTGCAGCAGATCGGCCAGAGAGCTTTTGAAACTAAATGCGGCAGCAGAGAGCAGTTTTTTAAAATCTTTGGAGAAAATTATCTGGAGGAAAAATAAATGAATTCAAAACAGAGAGCAATGACCTGCAGACACAGCACAGGAAAGACTGGAAACACAGCAGTATACGTGCTTCCAACCTGTCCTTATATGCATATCATCAAAGGAAAATATGTTACAGTAAAAACAAATTGCAAAGACTGCAGATTTTACGAGGAAAAGAAATGAACCTATGCGAAGTTAAAGACGCATCCACAGGACGGATTCTTATCCATGCTTCGCCAGCCGGAGAAGTTGCAAAATTATTAAAATACTCTCCACACAAGATAAGGCAGGCATATTATTCAAACTTCGCGATTGATCATAAATATAAGGTAGACTGCGTGGATACGGCACTAAAAAAGAATGATTCAATCTGGATAGACTGGGACTTATGTAGAAACAGAATTTTAAAATACGGGAGGAAATAGGAGGAGCGTAAATGATGGGAAGAAACGCTGAAGGTTATCCGGATCCAACAGCTAGTAAAGCAATCCGGGCAGCAGAACATATGCCAGAACAGATATACAAAGACTATTGTATCCTTCGGGCAATGGCATACCGTATGGGACTGGAGATAACCGGATTAAGAGACCAAAAGACAGGAAGGGAATACAGGAAATGAGAAAACGCTTAAGATACTGGTTATTCGAAGCCAGAGGAAAGAAATGCAGATTCTGCTGTTTATTCTGCCATTACTGGCACTTACGTCAAAATGATACATAAAAAGAAGGAGGCCGGGAACAATTATGCTCCCGGCTAAAAGTATGAAAAAGAAAAAAGTTTTGCAATTACTCTTTGCTCTGTACAGGTAATAATATATCCAGAAAATGTGAGCAATATGTGATACAGATTTGAAGAATTTGTGAAAGGGGAGCGATACCGATGGACAAGAATATCCTGGAACAGTACATAGAATTAAAAGAGGAAATCCGTGATTTGCAGGACAGGATAGATAAAGACGAACGCAGGCTCCTGAAAATAAAAGATGAGGGCGTAGTATCCGACACTGTAAAGGGTACCAGAGCAGACGGAACCCTGGGATCGATCCGGATCACTGGGTATCCGATTCCTGAACATAACCAGGTAAAAAATATGATAAAGAAAAGAGTGGCAAAATTACATATTCTGGAGGATGAACTTCAGAATGCAATTAATGAGGTGGACGATTTTATTGAAAAAGTTCCGAAAAGTGATTTGAGGATGATGCTTAGATTCAGGTATCTGGATGACATGACCTGGGCAGCAGTTGCCATGAATATGAATGACCGTTTCCCGAAGCGAAGAATCAAGTATACAGAGGACAACTGCAGGATGCGCCATGACAGATATCTGGAAAATAATTTAGAAAAATAACAAAATGTTCGGTCATGTTCGTTTTGATTATGTTAATATGTAAACTGAACTCAGTAAAAATCATACACAATTCAACTCCAAACATTTTCGAACAGAAAATTATAAAATTCCTTTTAGAAAAACCACCTGGCCCAAGGGTGGTTTTTACTGTAAAAAACAAGGATATTTAACTCAGTTGGTTAGAGATCCCGGCTCATAACCGGGCGGTCCTGAGTTCGAATCCCAGAATATCCATCAGAGCACTCGGAACACTCCGGGTGCTTTTCTATTGTCAATTTTCGTACAGCGTGCACGGCGCCAGCGCAAAACAGTTCTCATTGCTGCTTTTGCGTTAACACCTCCTTTCATATCACGGCATCAATCGGTTGTCGTGTATGGCGCCGGCAGGACTGTATTTTTATAAGGGAAAGAAGGTGAGCCTGAGTGACAGAAAAACAGAAGATATTTGCAGATGAATACCTGATAGATCTGAATGCCACAAGGGCTTACCGAAAAGCATATCCGTCTGTAAAACGAGATGAAACAGCAGCCCAGGCCGGCAGCAGGATGTTGAGAAATGTCAAGGTTGCGGAATATATTCAGGAACGGATGCAGGAACGCCAGAAGCGGACAGAGATCACCCAGGACAGAGTATTAAAGGAACTAGCAGCCATAGCCTTCGCAAAAGCTACGGATTACGCAGAAGTCAAAGATGGACAGGTGATCATAAAAGATACTGCAAATCTGGATGAACAGCAGATCAGAGCTATTGCCGGAATAAAGGAAGGAAGATTTGGCGTTGAAGTGAAACTCAATAACAAAGAACAAGCTCTGGAACTTCTTGGAAGGCATCTGGGAATGTTTAAGGATAAGCTGGAAGTTTCCGGCTTGGAAGAGGAAAAGAAGAAGCTGGGAGATATCCTGGAACAGCTCCGGGGAGGTGGTTAACCTTCATGAGCTCTCAGAGATTAGTATTATCAGACAAATACAAAGCGTTCCTGCATTGCAACGCACCTGTAGAATTTCTTGAAGGAACCTGACCACGGCAGCGGGAAAGACAACTGTTGGACTTTTTAAGTTTATGTGCAAGGTTGCTGAATCTCCAAAGAAATTACATATCCTTGCAGCTGATGATACAGGAACTGCTGAAAAGAACATCATCAATAAAGACTTGGGAATCTTGGATGATTTTGGAATCCTCGTAGAATATAACGGATCCGGAACCAAAGATGATAAGATTCCGCATTTATTGTTTCATACTCTGCAGGGAGATAAGACCATATATGTCCTTGGCTATGGAAACAAAAAGAAGTGGAAAAAGGCTCTGGGCGGTCAGTATGGTTGTTTATATATTGATGAGGTTAATACAGCAGATATTGATTTTGTCAGAGAAGCATCGATGCGTTGCGATTATCTCATGGCAACTCTCAATCCGGATGATCCGGGCCTGGATGTGTATAAAGAATACATCAACTGTAGCAGACCACTGCCTGAATGGGAGAATGATACTCCCCAGGAGATTAAAAATGAATTAAGAGAAGAACCAAAACCCGGCTGGGTGCACTGGTTCTTTTCTTTTGACGACAACGCAGGGCTTCCGGAAGAAAAGAAACAGCAGATCATACAGAACACACCCAAAGGCACAAAGATCTGGAAAAACAAGATTCAAGGCCTGCGAGGAAAGGCAACCGGTCTGGTATTCCCTAATTTCAACAGGAAGCAGCATGTGGTTTCGGAGAAATGGGTAAGGGCACAAATGGCAGCAGGGAAACTGAAATTCAAAAAGTTTACCTGCGGTCTGGATACCTCGTATTCTTCGAAATCTCCGGATACAATTGCAATGATGTTCCAGGGAATTACAGAGGACAGGAAATTGATCACATTGGCGGAGAAAGTGTACAGCAATAAAGAACTGGATCAGCCGCTTGCGCCATCTGATACAGCAGTAAAATTTATAGAATTTCTTGAGAAATGCCGGAAAGACTGGGGATTTGCAAAAGATACATTTGTTGACTGCGCAGATGCAGCTACGATCACAGAATTAAGAAAATATAAACGACTGCACGGTAGTTTATATAATTTCATAGAATCCTACAAAAAAGTAGAAATCCTGGATCGAATCAAGCTACAGCTTGGCTGGATTCAGCAGAACTGCTATCTGGTCGTAGATACATGCGCCAATCATATTGCAGAATTGGAGAAATATTCCTGGGATGAAGAAAAAGATATCCCGGAAGACCGAAACGACCATACGATCAACTCCCAGCAGTATGGCTGGATCCCATACCGAAATATGATCGGATTCGAAACGGAGGAAACAAAAAGGTGAAATGGATGGATAAATTGAATGAGAATATTAAAAAGACAGTCCGAAGCTGGCTAAACGTGCTTCCTGCAAACCCATATAATTTCCAGATCAATGAAATGCTGGACTTCGAGGGACATTCGATCCGTAATAGGATCTGGTACAGAGGCGACAGCAACGAACTGGAACAGTTCTACCAGCAGAACAGTGAATATGCAGATAAATACAAATTTTGGACAAGCAAATGCTCGCCGGGTATGGATATGAGAAAAATCCATACAGGACTGCCGGGATTGATCGTCCGGACACTTTCTTCTGTAGTCCTGCCAGATATGGATGAGTTCGAGTTTGAGTCCCCGGCTCACGAACTGCTCTGGAAAGAGATGGAAAAAGAGAACAAGTTTCGAAAAAAGATGGAGAGTGCATTAAAAGAGGCCTTGTTTATTGGCGATGGAGCTTTTAAAGCGGTTATTGATACTTCCATCAGCGATTATCCAATCCTGGAATGGTATCCGGGAGACAGAGTGGAATTTGTTTACCAGAGAGACAGGATCCGCGAGATTGTATTTAAAACTCCATATTATGAGAAGGGCAGGACTTATGTCTTAAATGAACGATACGGATATGGATACATCATAAACGAACTGTACCAGGGAAATAAACTTGTAGATATAAAAACGATCAAGGCAATAGAGAACCTTAAAGATGTTACATTTGATGATTCACTGATTCTGGCAGAACCATTTATGATTTTTGAATCTGCGAAATATGAGGGGCGGGGCGGAAGCATCTTTGATGGAAAGCTGGATAATTTTGACTCCCTGGATGAGGCATGGTCGCAGTGGATGGATGCTCTGAGAGCAGGAAGAGCAAAAACATATGTCCCTGACTGTCTGATTCCCCATGATCCCGAAACAGGACAGCTTATAAAACCCAATCCTTTTGATAACCGCTATCTGGCAGCAGAAGGGGATATGAGAGAAGGACAGAAAAATCAGATTATGATGGAACAGCCTGCAATTCCACATGAAAGCTATCTGGCATCATACATAACAGCTTTAGATCTTTGCCTGCAGGGAGTGATCAGCCCATCTACTCTTGGCATTGATACAAAAAAACTGGATAATGCGGAAGCACAGAGAGAAAAAGAAAAAACTACTCTCTATACCAGAAATTCTATTGTGGAGGCGATGCAGGAAACACTGTCAAATGTAGTGGGAATGTGTATCAATGCCAACAATATTCTCCATAAGCAGTCTATAGAAGAAGTGAAAGTAAATATTCCTTTTGGGGAATACGCCAACCCTTCTTTTGAATCTCAGGTGGAAACAGTAGCCAAAGCAAAACAGGGCGGAATTATGAGCATTGAGCGCTGCGTGGAGGAACTTTATGGAGACAGTCTGGATGAACATTGCAAGGAAGAAGAAATAGCCCGTCTGAAAGCAGAACAGGGCATTCAGGATCTGGAAGAGCCGGCAGTCAATATGGAACTTGGTGATTTTAAAGTAGATACAGGAGGTGGACCAGATGAAGGTGAAGGTAAACAATCGAATATACCGGATGAACAGAAGGGAGTATCAGGGACTTCTTAAAATTGCAAAAGAACAGGTTCCCATGGGCGTATATGCCTTGGAAAAAGCAGATTATGCAGAACTTCGATGTGATCACTGCAGCAGTATCACAAAACTGAAAGAATTAACCAGACAGTTCAAATCCCAGGGATTTAAGGTATTGTCCAATGGCAAAGATAAATGATGAATACGACATCGGAGCTGCTTTTGAAGCAATAGAAAATGAACTGATGGCATCTATGATCCGGAATATGGAATCTCACAAGCAGGAAGAGATTGATGAGGATAAACAGTGGTCCATGTGGCAGACGGAAATGCTGAACTCTCTGGAAAAGTATAAGCATGAGAATAAAAAGAAATATGGGAAGCAGTTTAAAGACATCAACGCTAAGATTGCAGAGCTGATCCGAATTGCAAGATCTGAAGGGAAGATGCAACAGGAGATCACGATCCTGAATGCCATAAAGAATGGATTCCCTGCAAAGAGGATACGGAAAGGTGGCACTGCAGAGTTCTTTAAACTGAATGACCGGAAACTGGAAGCTCTGATCAAAGCTACGACAGACGACATGAAGAAAGCAGAAACAGCAGTTCTCCGCATGGCTAACGATCAGTACCGGAAGATCATCTACAATGCCCAGGTATATGTCAATACAGGTGCAGGAACCTATGAGAAAGCAGTGGATATGGCAACCAAGGACTTCCTCAAAGCTGGCTTGAATTGCGTGGAATATGCCAATGGTGCCAGACACACCCTTGCAGACTATGCAGACATGGCGATTCGAACAGCCACAAAGAGAGCTTACCTGCAGGGAGAAGGAGAAAAACGAAAGGAATGGAAAGTCTATACAGTAATCATGAACAAGCGTGGAAATCCCTGTCCCTTATGTCTTCCTTTCGTAGGAAAGATTCTCATTGATGATGTCTGGAGCGGAGGTCCGAAAAATGGAATATCCCCGGTAACAGGGATTAAATATCCTTTGATGAGCACGGCGGTAGCAGCAGGGTTATACCATCCACGATGCCGGGACAGCCACACAACGTATTTTGAAGGAATTAGCACTCCGCCTGATGGAAAATACACCAGAGAAGAGCTTAACGGTCTTACTGAGAAAAATCGCAAGCAGGAACGGCAGCAGTATGCTGAGCGACAGGCAAAACGCTATGGTCGCCTGGCTGATTATTCACTGGATCCGGAAAATCAGAAAAGGTATGCCACAAAGAGAGATGAATGGAAACAAGCAACGGAAAAACCTGTTGTAAAAACGCTTGACTCTGATATAATAAAATTACCGAGATACGAAGAGAGTGTAATTCCTAAAGCTAAGTTTACAGAATATGCTTTAAATCCAGCGAAGGACCCCAATAAGGCAAAAGCTTTTGAGCTGGCGCTAGGATATACATCTGAAAATGCAGATCACCTGATTGAACAGATTCGTAGCAACCTTTCATTATACAAGGCAGTAGAAAAAGGAGACAGGGGCTATGGAATGACCTATGAGGTAATCATGGATATTACAGGGCCGAACGGAAAAACAGCAAAGGTATTAACTGCATGGATTGATGACCGAAACAACGGAGAAATGAGACTTACAACTATCCACGTCGATTAGGAGGCGAAAATATTGATCGAATTATATGAAAAATACAAGCTCAAAGATGGACGAACCGGAAGGGCCGTAGAGCTTCTTGGAGACGGAAAGGCTTGTATATTTGAAGTTGATAAAAAAGGTTTTGATGAAAAAGTGATAACTATTTTGGCAGATGAAATAGAAAAGAAGTTATAAATACCACCAGTCAGAAATGGCAGGTGGTATTTTTATACGCATTTTTAAGAAAGAGAGGACGTAAGAGATGAAAAAAATTATTTATCAGTCAGCCGATGAAGGGAAAAACAGATGAGGAGATTCTGACAGAACGCAGGAAAGCGGTCAGGAGCGCAGAAAGACAGTTAGGAGAACCTATAGAGGTTATTGATTTTTTCTTCCAGTCAGCACCTGCGGATGTAAAGCCTTTATGGTTTCTTGGAAAATCACTGGAACTGTTATCCGGAGCGGATATTGCCTACTTTGCAAAAGGATGGCAGGAGGCAAGAGGATGTAGAATTCAAGAGGATGTAGAATTCAAGAGGATGTAGAATTGAAAATACATGTGCTATTGAATATGGTATTACGGTTATCGAAGATTACACGGCGAAATAGGAGGTGGAGGTATGATTATTACAGGAATGGCGCATTTTCAAAGTGTATGTAAAAAGAAACTGGTGGAATGGTACAACAAGAACGGCCTTTCGGATACACCATTGACCCCACCAATTAATTTATCCAATGTATTTGTGGTCTGGTCTTGCAAGACCTTGCAGAATTATAAATGTTTAGTATCCACTACGATTAGTGGCGACGGTATTTATGCAGAGTACACGTACAATGGCAACAAACAGGAACTGTACGAAGATGTATATAAGAAACTGACAAATACTTGCCATACGGAGGAATAAGGGATGAAAAAAGTTATTGCAGTTATAGCGCTGGCATGTTTTATTTGTGCTGCTTTTTCTGGATGCACAGAGGCAGATCAGGTGTCGCAGAACATTTCACAGGAAGCGGATAATTTCAATGTTACCAGAAAACTTACCGTTTTAAACGCCAGAACAGATACTATTCTGTTGAACCTGACAGGAACATTTGCCCTGAAGAATAATTCTGATAATGAACTGGAAGTGATCATTGAAACTGCAGAAGGGAAATATCAGAAAGATTACGTATATTTGAATGATTATACGATGTATGTAGTCGAGGACATTTCCGGATCAGATGTAGATAAATACCATTATGAGATTAATTTCCTTCCTGAGTTTGGATTGAAAGTGACACATAATGAGTAATTGCGCCGGCGCAACTGGAGAGGAGGTGAGCAGGATGAAGATTAGAGTTACACATGACTTCTATGACAAGGAAAATGATTGAAACAATCTCAAACCCCCAGCAGAGCTGGGGAGACTCGTGGACGCAAG